TGAGTTAAGATCTTACCAATCTCTGGAAGCATTGGACCTAAGAATGATAATAGTAAACCACCACCAAGGATAGTTCCTAGACCACCAAATAATCCACCGCCTTTACCAAAGATTCCATCTACTATATCATGTAAGAAGCCTTGAGATTTTTCTTTAACATTTTTGGCACCTTCTTTAGCAGAATCACCAAATCCTTTAAGTTTACCAAGAGCTTTAGAGAATATAGAACCTTGACGTTCTGCATTCTTTTCATCTTTAGCATCTTCTTCTTTCTTCTTATCATGAGCAGATTCAGTATCAGCTTTGTTATTAGAACCATCTGTAGATTCATAGGTTTCATTACCATCAGCATCAACAGAACGTTCTTTATGTCCACCAGTTTGAGCAATTTCATTAGCTTGACTAGCAGCAGCTGTTTTAGGAGCAATATTAGCAGCATTACCAGCTACAGTAGACGCTGCAGTACCAGCAGCTTTATTAGTTGCAGTAGATTTAGTAATATCACCAATCATTCTAGTGAATGCAACTTGTTCATCTGGTGTACTAGCATTAGTAAATTGCCATCTATTATTCCAAGCCCAGTCTGCAGCTTGAGAAGAGATAGATGGATCCATACCATAATCAATAAGCTGTTCAAAGTATTTAAGCTGCTCAGCAGACATTCCTATATAATTGGATAATGGAGATTTAAAGTTGAAATCTTTATCATGTCTACCAAGATAAGTAGCAATCTTAACCAAGCTTTTAAATGCACCATCGGCTATTTTCTCTGGAGCTAACGCTGCAGGATCACCAATAGATTGAATAGCTGTAGGTCCCATTACCATAGCAAGTTGAGAATAACGTTTAAGAGTTTTAGTACTCAATTTAGATAAAGCATCTAAATCAATCTTAGTACCTTCAGGAAGTTTCTTAAGAGCATTTAACTTACGTTTATTTTTCTTACCCATAATAAATGAAGCATTATTACCGGTAACGTCAAGATGACCTAAGTTTTGATTAATAAATCTTCTTGAATCAGAATCAACTTCACCTCTAAACATTTCAACTGTTTCTTCATCTTTAGCTCTAGTTAAATCATCATAATAGTTTTTATCATAAGCACCATTTTCAGATTTAATTAAAGCATCTCTAATTTGAGATAAGATATCATTGGTTTGAGACATACCTTCAGCTACGTTCTTAGCTTCTTCGGTAGTGAATTTTTCACCATTTTTACCAATTAGACGTTCAGCATCTTCTGCACGACTGCGTTCAGCACTTACTTGGTCTAAAGCAATACCTAAGGACTTTCTATCTGTAGGATCAATATTATACTTCTTAAGAGTTTCATGGGCAGCTTTCATTTGCTCTTTACTAAATTTCTTTCTGCCTCTAGCAGCTTGAATGAATTCTACTTCTTTTTCAAATGCATTCATTACAGCTTTCTTATCATTTGCAGGGATATCCAAACTAGATATAAATGCAGCTGCATCTCTAGTATTACCATCATAAGCAAATTGACAAACTTTCTTAACAGCAGATGCTGGTAAGTATTTTTTGATCTTACTTTCTAAACGCTTAACAGTAGAACGTTCAGCACCACCACCAATTTTAAATTGACTATTAAAGATACTTAAGCTACTTTCAAGTGTATTTAAGTCTTCAACAGATGCGGTAGCTAATGCCATATCACGTTCACGATTAGCATAATTTCTACCTTCCATTAGGTTAAGACGTTCATTAGCACTTAAATGATCTGCTTGACCTCTTTTGATTAATCCTCTATTACCCCAGTTATTGAATTTTCTTAATCCCCAACCAATGCCTCTAATAGGGCTACCGATTGCAAATTTAGCCAAATCTCCAATACCACCGAAAGTAGTGCCAAGGATTCTTCCTAAAGGTTTAAGAAGCATATCATTTACTTGCTTACCAATAAGCATACTGAATGGACCACCAAATGCTTTCTCTAAGATATTAAACATACCATATTTCATGCTACGTCCCATATTCTTAAAGACTTGTGCAAGCATCTTACCAGTACCTTTAAGAGGACTGAATAAGTTATAATCCATAAATTTATAGAAGTCTTGATATAAAGTTGTACCGAAGCGACGTAATGGATTTACTACGTAGTCTTTTAAAGCACCTACTAGACCACCTTCACGTTCACCATCTTCATTCTTCTTACCAAGAATCATATCATGGAATTTACTAGATGTACCAATAAGACCTAATCCAGCACCAAGACCAAAGTTCATTAATAAACCCATTCCTGTAGGATCTAGTAAAGCAGCAGCTCCACCAAAACCTGCAATCTTAGGTATATTCTTCTTAACGTATTCTTGTACTTTCTTAGGAATCAATCCATCTTTACGACCTATCTCATTGCCATCTTTATCATAATAAGTTTTACCGAAAATCTTTTCGTTAACTTTTTGATTATTCTTAGCAAGAGAATAAGCACCACCAATAGCAATAGCACCAACTGGACCGAATCCAAGCATTAAACTAGGAATAATACCAGCAGCTGCACCTTTACCAAGGTCAGGCATATACTTCTTAAATAAAGCTTGTTGCTTACGACTAATTAAACCACCTTCACGGGATCCATCAGCCATTTCTTTACCAAATAAGAAGTTCTTAGCAGTATCACTTTCACGGATAATATTAGCAGCAGCACCGATAGCAGCACCAGCTAACAATCCTCCAGGACCAAATATTGCAGTTGCACCTAAAGCACCAGCACCAGCTGCTACACCAGTACGACCAGCAAATTTAGCACTATTACCTCTAAGTTTAGCTATATCACTAGAGAGAGCTTTACCTACCTCTGGATCAATAGTCTTAGCATAGTCTTCTACTTTATTTAAGCCAGTTTCCCAAGCAGCAGATACAGTAGCCTTAGCAGCTTGACCTAAAGCACTACCATCAGTTGATTCAACTTTACCTGATAATTTACCTACAGCAAATTCTAAAGCACTTCCGATAACTTCTCTTACAGTATTACCTTGGATCATTCCTTCAGGGGCTTTATCTTTTACTGTTTGTAAGAAGTTCTTACCAGTATCTAATAAGTTACCACCTTCGGCATGAGATAAGATTTTATTTCTTAATCGTAATTCATCTTGTTTATCTTTCTTACGATCAGCTTTATCTATATCTGGATTAAATGGATTCAAATCAGATGGAATAATTAACTCGCCTTTAGATACAGTAGTCAATGCTGTATGAGGTACAGATAGAGAACCGAATGCATAACCTTTTTCTTTATTTGCTTTATAAATAGCTAGAGCATCATCTAATGTACCAACTTTAGCACCTTTATCACTATTAGTAGTAGATTTAGGTTTAGGTTGTTTAAAAGCAGATGATTGATTAAAAGCATCTGCATATCCAGCTGCAATATTCTTTAATTGATCTTTTGGATTGAGGAAACTTTTAGGTGCAGGACCAAACATTATAGATCTAGCTAATGCTTCAGCTTGAAGAGGATTCATGCCTGGTTTACCACGAACCAATTCAGCTAATTTACTACCAGCACCCGTTAGAGCATTCTTAGCAGAATCTTTAGCATCATTAAACCAGTCTAGACCAAAGTCTTTAGCGAAGTCTTTAATCTTACCCCAGCCTTTTTTGACAATAGGTTCCCAAAATTTCTTATCTAACCAATCTCTAACTTTATTAAAAGTGGTTTTTAATTCAAAAGCCATCTTATCATAGAAGCCACGAATTTGTTCACCATCTTCATCTTTTTCACCAGTTTCATGGTCAAAGAAGAATTCATATAAACTATCGTCTACTTTAGTAATAACTTCAGCAGCAAATAGTCTAGGATTTTTAAAAATTTCATACCAGTTACTTAAAGCAGCTTTACCTTTACCTTTAAGACCTTTAGCGTTAGTTACATTACCAAACTTAGATTTATCTCCTTTATCAAAGACACTACCAAGTTTATTAATATCAACTTCATCTAAAGTCTTACCAACTTCATCTGGATCAACTGGAGCATCTTTAGGTCTAGATGGATTACTAGCTTTAACTTTTTCATAAGTCTCTTCTATCGTTTCAGCACGATTTTCTTTTAAGACACTATATTTGATAAAGTCAGTATCAATGTAATCTGGAGCAGCAGTAGCATTAAGTCTATTTCTAACACCAAGCTTTTTACCTTTACGGAATTCATTTGTACGAATTAAGTAAAGTTCAGAAAGCATAGCTTTAAAGATAGATTCTTGATTAGCCATTGCTTTGCTCATCATTTCATTATTAGCAATAATGGCACTTTTACCACCATCTCTATTTTTGCTACGATTATTCATCATAGCTTCAGGAGACCAACCAGCCTTTTCTTGGTTTTGATAATACTCTGCTTGACTACGGAAAGCATCAGCATATTCAGCAGCTAAGGTTTTAGATTCTTTATAAGTTCTAGAGTTCTTATTCATCCGTAGGAATCTAAGTAATTTACCAAATGAGTCATCACCATAAGCTTCCATTACTTCATCAAAAGAACCCTTACTATTCCAAAGTCTTTCTTCAACATCAGGAATTAAATCTGTTAATCGTTTTAATTCATTAGCAGATAACTTCTTAGACTTAGCTATTTTCTTAATATCTTCTTCTAATGCATTTCTAATACCAGAACCAGCTCTATCTTTATAAGATTTATCTCTTCTTTCCTTCTCTCTATTAAGAATCTTTAATGAAGAGAATTTACCCTTATCAAAGTCATAGATACGTTCTTCACCACCCAAGAGTGATTCGATACGAGCTAAGTAAGCTGGGATAACTTCTACGATAGACTTACGAGTCATACCATCAAAAGGTACTTGACCTTTAAAGTATTTACTAGTATCAATCTTATCTTTATTAGCTATCTTAACACTGAAGATACTAGCTAGAATACCACCCATACCCTCTTTGTCTTTAGAGCGTAATAGATCAGCATTGATTTGATTAAATAAACCAGTTAAAGTTTTATTAAATCCACCAATAGCTTTCTCTAATGGTTTACCCATTGCTCTTTGGACTAGGTAAGCTGGAATATATTGTAGTGGATTAGCAGCCATACCCATAAGCATTTCTTTACTAATCATACCAATACCAAAATTCTCAGCTTGGTCAATGAATCCCTTTTTAAGATGCTTACCATAAGCACCCCAATCCATTACACCATTAGATAGGATATCAGTGATATCTTGTTTGAGACCTTTATCTTGACGTTTCTTCTCTGCATCTCTACCAGTGCTCCATTCTTTGAAACGTTCACGTTCCATATCAAGGAGTTCTTTCAAGATAGCATTGTTTTCACGTTGATATTTAGTCGACTCTTCAAAGTACTTGGTTGAGTTTTCAATATGCGTCTGCATGTTTGTAGTCATGAAGTTTTGCATATTACCCATTGTGGTACCAAGACCCATAATAGAGTTATTTAAATTACCAAATAATCGTTCTTGTTGTGCAAACATGAAAGATGCAGTCTGTTTAGTTACATCTGCATTATACTTAGCTGCACTCAAGATAGTACCAGAAATTTGATCAGCGTTAGCTTTAGATGCTTCATGTACAGTTTTAGCTACAGCTCTATCACCATCAGTGATATCTAAGCCACTATCACTATCATCTCCGCCTATAGAGTCTTCATCAAAGTTCCAGTCAAAATCATCATCATCTCCACCAAACATGACTTTATCGGCACGATCTTGGTTCCAGAGCTTACCAGATTTTAAGTCTTCTTTGGCACTTTTGAGAGCTAGATTAGACGCTTCATAAGCAGATGTTTTCATTAAATACTCTTGAGCTTTTCTGAAAGTCTGTCTGTAGTTAACGATAGCATTTACTGTTTCTTTAGTAGCGGTACTAGCCTGATCAAACGATTTATATGTAGTATCGTAATTTGTCTTAAATCCCTCGATAGCAGCATACTTTACTGACTTACCAAGATTCTTAAGATAATTTGTGATCTTGAGTCCCAATATAAGGTCCTCCTTTCTTATAAGATTATCCTAATGTTCAAAATGACAATATATACCGCCCAAGGACCATTAAGACCCTTGGGCAAGTATATATTATCGAGGAAAATTGTAATGAAACATACGTGTACTGGTAGCAACAACGTACACTACCTATATGTTTGACAATACAATACCCCTAAGGACTATGAAAGCCCTTAGGGAATACTGTATCAGTTTGGATTGAATATAATATGGTAGGATGAACTATGATTTTATTATGCTCTTTATATGGTTGAGGTAAAATAGAAAAAGTACGAACCACTGCACATCCTACAATTATATGTATCCATTGTGTTAAAAAGCTAATATGTCTAAAGCATCTCATTATAATGTGTATAAAGAAAATCCCTAAGATAGATGAACTATCTTAGGGAAATGTCTTTAGCAGATTTTATGGTTTTTGAACTTTGTAATATCTTATTTGTTTAAAATACTAAAAATAATTATTTGATGATGAATTATTTTTTAATCCAAGCTGGGCATGGGCTAGAAACCTTAATGGAATCATAAGGACTAACTTTAACTTCAGCTTTTTCATAGATTGGTTTGCCAGCATTATCTACACCAACTTGTTTAGGGTAAGAACGTGTAGATTCTTTGATTTCTTTCTTGATCAAAGATACGTTAGATTTTTCTCGTCCACCAAGACCAATTTTGCGGTTGGTCTGTAAGTATGTATTCAAGAATTCTTTGGATACTGTTAACATACTTTCCGCATCAGATTTTTTAGCTTCATAACCAGCTACCAAAGAATCAGCTTCTTCTTTACTAATTTTAGTTGTAGCTACGATAGCATTGGAGATAACGCTACGGAATTCTTTAGCTGGTGCAACTGTACCAACTTTACCAGTTTTGTCATAAACTCCTACTTCATAAGAAGTATCATTTAAGAAAGCTTGCATAACACGTACTTCATCTTTATGAGAAGCAGATGCATTTGTTAAGTTGTCTCGCACATCTTTAATCAGTGCTAGAACTGTTTTTTCTTTTTCCATGATTCAATCCTCCTAATAAAATAATGGGAATCATTTCGATTACATTTGTGTTACATGTGTTATATTTTAATACACTAGGGTATTAATAATTAACTAGTCGAATGACTTAGCATTCTCTATAATAGCTTCTACTAACTTGATTTTACCTTTAGACTTAATAAAGTCATTAAGTTCTTTATGAGTCATCTTAGATAACTCAACTAGAAAGTCTTTCTTTTCCATTTATATTAATCCTCCGTATCTAAATGTACAGGATAAGGTATAATTTGACAGAGAAAACCCCCGTAGACCAGGTAGCCTACGGGGATTTAGCATGATTGCATTTTCTGTTTGGGATTGCAGTGACTTTTTAGAAAGTCAGATTCATAGTAGTACGGTTAATACATTTAGAAATATATCTATATGTGTTTAATCAAAGTTATTATCATTTCGAATATTTAAAAACAATAACTTTAAGAAATGTAAGATTGAATCTTCGTTATAACTCTTCCACCCATCTCCTGGATCAAGCTTCTTATAATAAATTCATAAGCATTATGTCTGAAAAGATTTAAAGTTATAATGTATTTAAGCACTATATAATCCAATAATTGATTCGGAGTAGTTTGGATTTTAATAGATTAATAAGATAAGACATACACTTTAAAAGTATTATAAAGCCACCTGAATTGCTTCTCTAATTATTTTGGTGTATTTATAATTAAGGTTAACCTTACTAATAGATTGTTACATGAACGTTAAATGAAAAATGAAGTTAAGTGATACGATTTTAACAATAGAATAAGTGAAGGAGGTACTACAATGCCTATTAATATAGATAAGGTCAAACCTTTCAGACTACTTAAAACTCCATTCTTTACTCCTTTCAATAAGAAAGATAAAAGACATGGTAGTGCTATTTTCCTAATGACTAAAAGCTTAGAGCAATCTAAACAATTGATCGATCATAAGCTTATTAGTAATCTAAATATGTTTAATTCATACTTCCTTGAATGGAATGCTATGTATTTACTTAAACCTAGTAGAATTATAAATAAAGACTTAGACGTTGATGATGTATATAACTCTAAAGTCTATGGTAATAATCCTATAATGACAGAATCTCATTTTGAAGATTCTGAAAACTTATTTTTCTTCTCTGAAGCTACTCCTGAGAATGTATTAGATACACGATTAAGAAAGATCTTATACAAAGAAAGATTACGTAACTCTAAGGATGTTAAACTTAGATTAAATAGAATCAAGAATGAATGTAAGTATATTAAGTATACTTACCCAACTATCGACAAGTATAAGAATAAAAATATCTATGTCGATAATCATATCTATAATAAGATCTTCGCTATGAGTGAAACTTATAATAGAGATAAAGCTATAGACTTACTATATGCATTATTTGATCGTTTCATTAATAACCCTAACTATAAGGGATATACTAAAAAGACTGTATTGATTCCAGTAAATGAATGGGCTGGTGATATTCCAACTACATCTTTATTTGAATTCAGTAAGTCTATTAATCCATTCTCTATGATAGTTAGACTCTTTAAGAAACCTAAAGAAAACTTAGATAAACTATCTGGAATGGATTTTATCTTTATTGGTAATAATAGTTGGTTTAAAATGAAGATGGAAGATTTAGATATGAAGAATCTAAATCTCTTCAAGACTAATATCTTAAAGATTAGAAATAATGATATTGTAGAAGATAACGTTCCTGAAGATAAAGATGATATTAAGACTAGACTTATTAGTAAGATTGAAGACCTAACTGGTATTGAAGTTAATAATGTAAGTCGTGTTCAAGATGTAGATCCTACTGCACCTATTAAAGCTGAAATAAAAGATCAACCTAAATTGATTGTAGCTAAAGGTATTACTGGTGCAGATCAAGTTATAGATCCAACTAAGATTGAGAAACCTACAGAAGATAAAATCAATCAATCTGTTGAGAATATTGTAGACTATACTAAGAATGCTGAAGAAGCAGAGAAAGAAATGGATAACTCCGTAGACTTAAAAGAGTTAATCTTACAAGCTAAGAATGATCAAGATGATACATTTAAGATTTCTGCTACTCGTAAAGCTCGTATGGATGATCTTAATGATAAATTCTTAAAAGAAAAGATTGCTAATTCTACTATTGCCGAATTAGTTGCTACAGAAGATACTCCATTACAATCTACAGACTTATCTAAGAATGTAGAAACTATTGATGATGAATGGGCTAATTTAAAGAAACCTAACTTTGAAGCAGATTATAATATCGATGCTGATATTATGAAGTGTTTACATTCTTTATCTCAAAATAAAGATGTACCAATGAGTGTAATTGATATATCAACAGAAGATAGATCTACATCAGAAGATTCTATTATTACATATACAGTTCATCTAGAAGACTCTTTAGGTAAACGTCATACATTACGTTTTGATATGCCTAAGATTATTAATAAACGTTTCTTACGTTTACGTGGTAATGATAAGATTATCCCTGGTCAGTTGATCAATCTACCTATCATTAAGACTGATGAAGATACAGTTCAAGTTGTATCTAACTACAACAAGATCTTTATTACTAGATATGGTCAAGTTGGTAAGATCAATCAAGCTACAAATGCTTTAATTAGAGCTTTAACTAAGCTTAAAGAAAACAACTATAAGCTTGAAATAAAAGATGATAATGATATACCTACACCATCTAAGATTGATTTAGGTAATAATGCTAAGATCTCTGCTAAATATGAATTACCTGCAGAATATGTAGAGCTATCTAAAATCTTTAATAAAATTACTACTAGTGATGGTAGAGTATATTACTTTAATAGAGATGAACTTATCCATAAACTTGAAGAAAAGAAAGTTAAAGTTGAATCTGATCAAGGATTTATGGTTATTGGTATTACTAAAGATAATCAATCTATTACAGTACCAGAGGAAGGTGTATCCTCATCTTTAATCAATCATCTAGGTATACATAAATATGCTTATACATTTATGAAACCTGGTGCTAGAATGACTTATTCTCAAGCTAGTATCTTGAATAGTAAAATTCCTCTTATTGTAGTCATGGCATATACTGCTGGATTAACTGGAGCATTAAATGCTGCTGGTATTGAATATAACTTAAGTGAGAAACGTCCTACTAATACTAAGAATTACTTTAGATTCAATGATGGATTCTTATCCTTTAATGATAGCTATGCTCCTGATGCGGCATTACTAGTTAATGGTTTAGCAGTAATTAATACTCAAGAATACTCTTTGACTGATATTGATACAAAAGCCATGTGGTTAGATGTATTAGATGACTTTGGTGGTCGTAATAGAGCAGATGGTTTAGATTCATTTGCTAATTTAATGATGGATCCTATAACAGTGGAAGTATGTAAGACTTATAAACTTCCTACAGACTATATTGAAGTATTAGCATATGCTAGTAGCTTATTGACAACTAATAAATTCAATCGTCATACTGATATCACTGGTAACCGTTTCCGTACTAATGAACGTTTGGTTCATTTCTTATATAAAGCATTAGCAACTAGCTATGGTATGTATTTACGAGAAATTAAAAACAATCGTAAAGATGCTAAGATGACTATGAAGCAATCTGCAGTTATTGATATGGCTTTATCAGATGTAACTACAAGTGATTTATCTAAGTTATCTCCATTATTGGAATTAGAATCTGCCAATACAGTTACTTTTAAAGGCTTATCTGGTATGAACTCTGATAGAAGTTATTCATTAGATAAACGTACTTATGATAATACAATGATTAATAAGCTATCTATGTCTACAGGTTTCTCTGCCACTGTAGGTATTAATAGACAGGCTACTATTAATATGGGTATTGAATCCACTAAAGGTTATATTAAATCTGGTGGTGAACTAGATAGAATGTCTGATGCTAATACATTATCTATCACTGAAGCATTAACTCCATTTGGTACAACTCGTGATGATCCATTCCGTACAGCAATGACATTCATTCAAACATCTAAGCATGGTATGAGAACTAATTCTCAAGATCCATTATTAGTAACTAATGGTGCAGACCAAGCATTACCTTATTTGACTTCAGATACATTTGCTCATAAGACTAAATGGGATGCTATAGTTGAAGAGGTTAATGATGATTATATGATTATAGCTAATAAGAGTAATCGTAGTGAAAAGGAATTCATTGATCTAAGAGAGAAAGTAGAAAAGAACTCTGATGGTGGTTTCTTTATTACTATTAAATTAGACTTAGCTAAAAACTATAAGAAAGGTCAAACTATTAAACCTGGTGAGATTATAGCTTATGATAAAGATAGTTACTCTGATAAAGTCGGTGTAGGTAACTTAGCTTATAATATTGGTACTTTAACTAAAGTAGCTATTATGCATACAGATAAAGGCTTTGAAGATAGTGCTATTATTTCTCAAGATTTATCTGAAAAGATGGCGTCTGAAATCGTATTACAAGTTGATGTATTAATGGATGCTAAAGATATTGATATCCAATGTGTAGAGATTGGTAAACCACTCCATGAGGGTGAAGTTATCATGTCTTATCGTGCAGCATTGGAAGATCAAGATGCTACTGATATCATTAATAAGATGGTATCTAAGAATGCTGGTAATGAATCTAAAGAACTTATGGATGAAATTGGTAAGATTAAAGTTAAATCTAAAGTAACTGGCAAACTCCAAGATATTAAGATTTACTCTACAATTCCAACTTCTGAAATGTCTAAGTCATTAGCTGCATTTGTTAATAAATATAATGCACCAGTAGATAAGATGAAATCTAAGTTAAGTAAACTTGGCATTGATGCATCTCAATATGGTACTTCAGGTGTATTACCAGCTGTTGGTAAACTAAAACATGCTGAAGGTAAAGTATTAGTAGAATTCTATATCAAGTATTATGATAAGATGTCTGTTGGTGATAAGCTAGTATACTTCTCTGCTCTTAAAGGTGTAGTAAAAGAAATCTTTCCTGAAGGTAAAGAACCTTACTCTGAATATAGACCAGAAGAAAAAGTACATAGTTTCTTACCTGTTGGTTCAGTAAATGCTCGTATGGTAACTTCAGTATTAACTCTAGGTGCTATCAATAAAGTATTAATTGAATTAGATCGACATGTAAAAGATATTATGGGTGTTAAATGGGATCCTAATCTGTAGGATCCCTTAACACATTATTAAATATAAATTTTGTTATTAATGGAGGATAAAATCATATGGCAAAAGATAATAACCCTCAGTCTACTATGATTGTAAATAAAAATTTCCAACACGTTAGCAACGTACCTACATATATTAGACGTTATCCAGATGACTACTCTCAAGTAGTTGGCATCTGTCGTAAAGGTCAAGTAGTACATGCTGAATACGTAGTACCTGGATTTATTTATCATACTGATGGTAGTAAACCAACTTTAACAGATAATATCTGGATTAAATTTGAACGTGGATATGTACGTCGTATCTCTATGCTTGGATCAACTCAATACTTTGATGAATATAAAGGATTTGAAGACTATCCAGATGCTGATGAAAAAACAAAATATGGTGATGTAGTTATGCTTAAGAAAGGTGCAGTAGATGCTTATGGTCGTCCATTACCTGAAAAAGAATATGAACCTACAACACATATTGTAGCATTACTTGACTCTTCTAAACAATTAGCTTTACTTGGTTACCCAAAAGGTATTCAAACTTGGGTATGGCGTAAAGATTTGAAGATGGTTCAAAAATCTGACGGTTTCTTCTTCTCTGATGGAACTCTTAATCCAGAATTGGGAAAATAGAAGGGGAAGCTGCACTGCCCCTTACAAAATATTTTAAAGTGGCAAATCCTTTTGATAATCCTGCAATATTTACAGACTCGTATGTATACGATCAAACCGATCCTCAGCCACAACCCCAACCTCAGCCTACACCAGACCCACAACCTCAACCTGGTAAAGGTGATGGGGATAAACCTAAAACAGAAACTGATAAGAATACTAAAGATGCTAAAGATAAAGCTAAGGATCCTAAAGCAAATCAGCCTCAGGATCCTGATAGTGCATTAGCTGGTATTAAAGATTCTTATTTGAAAATGACTGGTGTAGATCCTGCAAAGTATAAGAAAGCTCAAGCAGAATCTAGAAATAGAGCTGATAACTTATATGCAGAAATTGTAGCTGGTACTAATGCATCATATGTATATGGTACTAGAGCTGGTAATGGTCTTAAATTTACAGAACGAGAATTATCTACTGTTATGGGTATGCCATATCAATGGATGGAGAATGTAGATAATAGGATTCCAGAACTAGGTGGCTTTGGTAGAAAATTCCATGAAAAGATTCTTTCTAAGATGCCACTATTGGTTCTTACTCCAGGTATACCAGACTTTATGGCTGGTTATGCTGATGAGAAACGTAAGAGTGTATTAAATTCATTACTTGGTGCAGTTAGTGGTCAATCTATTGATAAACTAGCTAACTCTACTGATAATGAAATGAGATATTATACTCTTCAATTTGAAGCAGAGGATTATTATAGATACGTAAACTCTATGTGTACAGCACTATCTGTATTCTTAAATATAAATGGTGAAATGTATAATGGTGAGCAAATCGGTAATATTAACTGGTTTGATAGATCTAAGAATGAAATCGCACATAACTATTCATACTATGGTGGTGTAGGCTTATATCTAAACTCTGAAACACAAATCTCAGAAAACTTCGGTAATGATACTGCACGAAGTATCTTAGCAGATAAAATCAACAGTATGTCTGATATTGGTCGTGAAGTACAATTCTTGACTGGTATTAGTGGTTTTGATGTTGACTTATTCTCTGCTAAGGAATTAAATAAAGATGCTGGTAATACAGATAAGATGACTAAAACTGGTAGTCTTGGTACAATGAAAGGTTTCATGGGTATGATCATGAATGGTGCTAAGACAGTATTTGCTGGTGGTAAATTAGAGTTCCCTGAACTATGGGCTGATTCCTCATACTCAAGTAGTTACTCTATTAACCTTAAATTAGTATCTCCAGATTATGATAGACGATCTTGGTATATAAATATCGGTGTACCATTAATGCATTTGATTGCTATGTGTGCACCACGTCAAGTATCTCCAAATGGATATGTATCTCCATTCTTAGTTAGAGCATTCTATCGTGGGTTCTTTAATATTGATATGGGGCTAATGTCTATGTCAGTCCAAAAAGGATCTGAAGGTGGTTGGACAGTTGATGGTTTACCTACAACTGTAGATGTAAGTATAGAAATCAAAGACTTATATAGTAAACTTTCTATCTCATCTGAACGTATCCTTGGTAAAGGTGCAAGTCAAACATTTGGTAATGTCGGATTAATTACTTATCTAGCTAATATGGCTGGTGTAAATACTAATGAACCTGACATTATCCGTACTGCTCGTTTATTCTTAGCATTAAAAGAGCAAACACTTGTTAACTTCCCTAACTCAATTCAAACTAAGATTAGTAATAGTATTGCTAATATTATCACTAACCGTGTATTCCGTAAGGGCTAAATTTATATACTAATCAAAACATTGACTTAAGGTACTTTAAGTACCTTAAGTCTTTATTTTTGAGGTGATTTTATGAAGAATCGTAAACAGAAGTTCTATGAATATGAAGAGAAGTATGGCAATATACCAGAAGACTTCCAAGAACGATTAGAATGGATGTATGATAAATATAAATTAACTCCTGCTAAACAGCAAGAGATATTAGATAAAAGAAATCTAATGATGAATACATTAGATTTCGTTGATATTAAAGTAGTACTATTTGAAGAACCTGAAGGATCTCCACGCCCTCGGTTTAGAATAGTTAATAGATATAACTTAGCTAATATGGCTATGGCTAATTCTCAGTTTGTTCATGTGTACTCTATCACTGGTAAAGAAGATAATGTATTCATGAAGAGACTATTAGATAGCGGTGAACTTAATCAAGTACAACAAATGCTTTATACTCCATGTGATGTAGAATTCAATGCATTTGTTAAGACACCAACTTCTTTTAATACAGTAGATACCTTTCTAGCAGAGATTGGTTTAATTAGACCAACTAATAAACCTGACTGGGATAATATTGGTAAGAAATATTCTGATATGTTTAACTCTAATATATGGTTAGATGATACTCTAGTCATAGATGGTACAGTTAGAAAGTATTATTCTATTAAACCTAGAGTGGAAGTTCATCTTAAGTATATGAATATGCTTTATAATAGAACTCAATACACTTCTACAGTTAATAAGTTGAATAAACAAGACTTAGACTCATCTAACGTAACTTACTTTGACTTTAATAAGTTGAAGTGATATATTATAACCTTGATGTATAATATAGTTATTAATTAGGAGGATTGAATTATGCCATCACAATTAACACCTGGTAATCAGGAAGAAATTAAGAGTAAGACACAGCCACCGTATGAACAGTTTGAAGAATGTCAGAGAACTACATGTGTATATCGTAATGCTAATGGTAGATGTATTTATGAAACCTGTGTATTTACAAATGAGAAACCTAAGTTTGTAGAGCATTGGGATTTTGAATGTCAGTCTTGCCATAAGATTGAGCAACGTGATGTACGTGATATGAAGATCATGTTTTGCGATAGCTGTTTAGAACGTATTAAGAAAGCTGAGAAATTACCATTCCATTGTGTATTCTGTGGTAAGTCTCAAGGACATCCATCCAAAATCATGTTTAGTGGTATTTGTGATGAATGTTTTGCTAAGTTAAATAGAAGTATTCATTGTAAGAATTGTGGGAATTCATAATGGAAAATAACTTTAGAGGAAGATATAGACCAGCTAGTGCTGAAAGTATAGTTGTAGCAAACTATATTAGATATGAAACTCTAGCTGAAATAACTAATACTGCATTTGCTGGTAGTAATGCAAATGTATTGAATGTATATATCGATCTATACCAACTATTTAGAAAGATGTATAGATCTGATGTAGCTATAGGTAATAGATCATCTGTAGCTGCAGCTGTAGTAAATATGTGTATTCATTATAGAGCATTCTATAAGAAATACTATGGAGTTCATACACGTATCTATCTAATGCAAACATCTGGTCCGATGTTAATGAATGAGAAATTCTATCCAGATTATAATCATACTAATATTGAAAAGATGATGTTAGCTGATATGATTACTACATTCATGATTCAAAATACTGCTATCTTAAAAGAGTTATGTAAGTATTTACCAGATATCTATTATATTGAAGGACCTTATGAGACATCTGTAATGATAAACTCTACTATAATGGATAGAACTGATAATAGTCCTAACATGATTATTTCTAGTAGTTCATTACAATATGCAGTCCCAGTATTTGCTAAAGATCAAACTGTAGTTATTGATCATAAATGGGTAGAAAATAATATTAGATATAGAATCGTTGATAAGTATAATGCATTGATTGAATTATTAGCTAAGTATAAGCTATCAGATAATACAATCAAGAAATGTGTTAATATTAATCCACAATTATTTGGATTATTCATGGCTATGACTCGTAATGAGCATAGAGATTTATATTCATTCAATAATGTATCTAATACATTGAATATATTTAATCATGCTATCAATAGACATGAGATTCCTAATGCATATATCTCCCCAGAATATACTGAGATGATATCTTTATTAGCACTAGATAGAACTGAAGAATTAGTTAATAGATATAAAGCTGTAGATTTATCTTATCAAACAGAATTATATCGAATGTCTAATAACTATCTAGATAGATCTTGGGATGTAAACTTACAAGATCCCGATATGGTTAAACTTCTAAATGAAAAATACTTTAGAGATAACCCTATAGATATAGATAGAATATAAAACTTATTCCCATAGGAGTCTAATCTCCTATGGGATTTATTTTTTGTTAAAATGGGCTATTTTGAACATCTTGATAACCGGAGGTGTATATTATGCCACAACTTAAATACGAATACTATATTGATCTATACTATAACTGTATGGATTATAATGAACCAAAACTGATTGATCAGAATAATATAAAAAGTTTAACTATATATAAAGAGTATGATAAATATAATATGCCAATTGCTACTATGAATTTACACATAGATAAGAAGTTTGCAGATAATATTATCAAGAACTCTAAGACTGCTACAATGATTATGGCTGTGTATAAATACCAATTAGATAATAATGCAGCTATAAAACAATTATACTTTAAACACGAGTTCTCTTATCTTACTGATGATGATACTAACAAGACAGAAGATATAGACTATGCTAAAACAGATTCTAAAGATGAAGATCGTGAAGATGTATATAGAATTCTTAAACTTGGATTAATATCTAAGAAGTTAGTAGATAGAAATCTAAGTCCTAATAATGCAACTATATATAAATCTTCTATGCAGAATATCATAGTTGACTTACTCAATATAGGTGAGCCATTATTGATTGAACCATTTACTGAGACTGAATTAGTAGAGCAATTGATTATTCCACCTAAAGAGTCTTTATCTAAGACATTAGACTATCTAAATACTATTCGTGTATTCTATAATACTGGATATAGATTCTTTATGGATTTAGATAATATCTATTTAGTATCCAAATCAGGTAAAGCTACATTAAGAAATGTAGATAAGTATGCGACTATTAAGTTTAACTTATCAGATATTGGTGGTAAAGAAGAAGCTATATTAGAAGGCTTTAGAGATGATGATAAGACTAAGAGTTATATAGTTGATATACCAACTACAGATATTAAATATGGTAAAGACAATATAACTGATAAAGAGCTTAATGGATTTACTGCAGTAATTGATGCATCTAAGACTGTACAACAAAGCTATCTTAAAAACTCTAGAGCATTTGGTGGTATCTTTGGTGTATACCAAAATATTATGAATACCATGAATGCTATTAAGAAAGTATCTAGTAGTGTACGTCAAGTAGTAAAGAATATTCATCAGACTACTGATACTATTAAAGGTAACTTTAATCAAATAGTAGAGCAAGCTAAAGAATCTAAGTCTGTAATAGACACTGTAGCCACACAAGCTGAAGCATTATTAAGAGAATTACCAAAGACTGCTTTAGATGGTACTGCAGAAGTAGTTGGTTTAGATGGTGTTGTTAGAAAATCCGATACTAATATAAAAGATGTGCTGACTAATATCATTAAACATACTGTAGTTATGCAAACTACATCTACTAATACAGTAGAGAAATCTGAAGATAAGTTTGGTAAATTTAAAGAAGCATATACTGGTCAGATATATCATATAGAAAACTTTGGTTCTCTAGTTGGTGCTATATCTCCAATTAACTTTACTGATAATACAGCTCAATTAACTAAAGAAGTTAGTAAGCTTCCTGAAAAGAGAGAGCAATCTAAGATTCACTTTAAAGAAAGTATGACTGACTTTAATACTGAGTATAGTAAATATATAACTAGTAATGAGATTATTGTAAACTCTTTAAATGATACACCAGATAAGTTATTCTATGTAACTAAAAAAGATAATACTGGTAAAGCTATAGAAACTCATGAGTTAGATCTTAGAGCTCTTAAATCTAATCTTCCTGAATTAGTAAAGAATCTAGACTTTAGTAAGATGAAGCTTAGTGATATGAAAGGTTTCGCTGAGCAAATGAAGAATAGTCTTAAATTAAATGCTAATGTAGGTGATGGATTAAAGAAACAAATAGCTGCTACAAGAGAGATTCCTAAAGACTTCTCTAAACAAATTCTTGAGGGTGCAAATACATATGTTAAATCTTTACAAGATACAAAAAACATTGCAATTGCTAACACTAAGAATAGCATAATCAATACAACTAAGTCACTAGGAGCATTAAAAAGTAACTTAAGTTCACTATACCAGAGTGGTAGTACTGCTATAAGTGGAATAAGCGATATGTCTAAGGTTGGTACTAATGGTGAATCTATGATAGATGTAGCATTAGACTTAACTGATATAGTAGAAGACTTAGGTAAACGTAAACTAATCCGCATTCCTAACGATAATATGGGATTAATCAAGAACTTTAAACATGCTTTAGAGTTGAAGTCAGTTTACTTATCTTTAAGCAAACAGCAATTAGATAATTCTATATTCAATATGAATCTAAAGTATCTAATTAATAATAATACTAAAGAGCATAAAGAAGATACAACTGATTATATTATGCTATCTAAGATAGAAGTATATACTAATCAAGGTGAACGTTTCTTAGCAACTACTAATATGACATTTGCTAAACTTCCTAAGAGTATAGCAGAGAATGCTAAAAAGATATAAAGAAAAATCCCTATGGAGTTTAACTCCATAGGGGTATTTATTATTAACTATTTTCTTGAGCTTTTTCAGCATCATTACCAGCGTTAACATATGCAGATACATGAGCTTTAATAATTTTCATGTAATCAGACATAATCTTTTCAGCTGTTTGGTACTTGCATTGCAAATATGTACTATAAGTAGATGCGATTCGGTTAACGATCTTTTGAGCATTGACTGCAGTTTTAGAATCAATACCACCATTCTTAACATCATTAATTGTTTTATTAGCATTCGCAGTAATAGCTGCACTATTACTACCAGTAGTTCCTGGAGTAGGAGCACCGGCAGTATCCAATTCAATTTCAGAAAATACATTTCCATATAGATATGTATTGTATTTATTTGCCATAATTATTGACCTCCTTATGGTTGAGTTGTAGTAGTTCCACCATTAGTACCGCCACCTTGAGGATTACCATTACCAGCTGGAGAAGGAGTTGTTGTAGTAGCAGGCTTAGCAGCTGCTGAATTATTAGTATCAGTTTGCTGTTGAGGCTGTTGACTAGCAGCTTTATTAATAGCAGAATCTAATGATTTAAACACTTTATCACTAGTAGCTTTATCCTTCTTAATATTATCTACAATTTTAGGGATAGCTAATACTTGTTCAGCTAAAGCACTGATACTGATTTCATTAGCAGAGTAATCTTTATCAGAATCTTTACCACCTTGGAAATAATCATTACATGTTTCTTTCCATTCATCTGTATCTTTATAGTCAGGAATAATACCTTTACGGAAGTTATTAATAACTTGATCTACATCAGAATTTTCTTCCATTTTAGTTGCAGTCATAATAACAGCATCAAAGTTAATATTAGGAGGAGTTTGAATACGATTTAAACCTTCCTTATAGTTAGGCATGTTGACTGTAGTAAAACCTGCGGTAGGTTTACTTAGTTGGTCTTTATATTTGTCAAGGTATTCTTTATTAGATTTGAAGAACTTATCAAACCAGTTAGATACTTTATCGAAAAGACCCATAACGAATTCTTTAATTTTATTGAAGAATTCTTTTACTTTATCCCATGCACCTTCATGAATAGCTGCTAAACGATTTTCAACGTCTACGCCTTCAGCGAGAACCATTGCTTCTTTAATACAGCAATCCATAATAAGGTCATTGTGTTTCATATCAGTGATATGATTCATCAAGATTTCAGAATCAGTAAGTTTAGAGAATTTGAATGCTTGTTGTTCTTTTAAGAACTTAGCAGACTCTTCAGCTGCAATACCAACTTGATCGTCAACAAATTCTTGGTTAGCCATCAAAGTGATAGCAGATAATACAGATTTAGCTTGATAGTAGTTATTGCAGATGTATTGAGCTTTAATGCTATAAACTGTCAAGTGATAAGTCCAGATTTCAGAAATCATAGTAATAATGATACGTTCAATCTTACGGATATGCTCATCACTACCAACACTAATCTTAGTAGAGTTTCTATATTGAATAACTTTGTTTAAAAGTTTCTTATATTCTTTATTGATAAGTCTAGCATTATCTAAGTTAGCTGCTAGATCATCACGTACAGACTTAATGATTTCAATGCATTTATTTACATCTTCTTTATGGAAAGAGACAGTAGTAGATCCATTAACAAAGATATCTGGAGTCTTAGATAAATCTTTAACTTCAATATCATCTGGATCTGCATCAATAATCTCAGCCTTAGCACGTTTAATAATTTTGCTTTGGTTATTAGTAGTAATTTCTAATAACTTACGAGCATCTTCTTCAGATAACTCATAGAAGTTATCACCAAAGAAATGCAAGATATCAGTTAAGATATTTTTAGAGCATGGAATTTCATCATCTAAAACATACTTAACCATATCACGTTCAAAAAGAACGTCATTGCCATTAAAGTCTTTTAAGTAATCACTGACTACATTAATTAGTCTAGAATCACCTTCATTACTCAAACGTTTAAGATTATATTCTAATACTTCAACGTATTTATCTGAGTAGAATGAATTAAGACGAGTTAAAGTGCCGAAGAATTGATCATATGCTTTTCTTGCAGTCACTTCAGATTCACTTTCTAACAAATTACGATAGAAAGTTTGAGTTTCTTTCATAGCCTTAGTTTTAAATGTATCAACTAACCTAACAACTTGAGGTAAAGTTGCAAAGGAAGTTTTAGCAACAAGGCTTGGAGTTTTAATTTTATCTAGTAGAACGCTATCAAAAGAGAAAGCTTTCATATTACCTTCCATTATATTACCTCCAAGGTAAAGTTAATAAAAATAAAGACATAAAACTTGTCTTTAGATATTAAAATATGATTCGAATGTAGATTCATTAGTAGGCTTACTAGCACTAAGAATCACTCGACACATGGAACGAGCATCAGATTTAATACCTTTAATATATTTAATTGCCACACCATTAATAGTGTTAAGATGTTTACTCATTTCAGCTGATAACGTACTATACATTACTAGAGTGCATATAGTTTTTTCATCACGAGTACCATCTATATTAGTATTTTTAATAGCACATTTATCATATACGTCTTTAAACATATCTTCAGATACTTTAACAGATTTAGCAAACATTTTCTTTATTTCAGGAATATCCATAAGAAGTGCATATTCAATATTTTTAAAGTTCTTTTTAATCCAACCAGAGTCTATAGATTTAGATACATCTAGTTGTATAAAATCATCTGTATATTGTTTAATACACTTACGAGAAAAATAAATAGTCTCTGTCATAAATTTTTCATATTTATCTAAATCTTTTATATTTTTACCTGAATTTATATGTTTTATAATATCACTAGTTAAAGCTTTAGTATCATTAATCCATTCATCTTTAACTATAAGTGGATCTGATATCATACCAGCATATTTATAAGTCTTTTTAAAATCTTTATCTATATAATTAAGATTTTCTTTCAACTGTTTATCATACTTTTGTAAGAATTCTTTATCACCACGTATATATGATTCGATATATGCAATGAATTTATTCCATACATTAACAATCCAATTCTTAGCGTGATTCCAAATACCTGTAATCTTACTTTTAATAGTATCCAACATACCTTCAGTGTATACTACTTCAGCACCTTCACGAATCATATCTAATTCATAATGACCAATGCCATATAAGATGGCATTGTTCATCTCTTCTATAACATCACATGCTTCTAATGCAAGCATATCAAAGTCTGTATAATCATTTACTACAATACCAAGATCTTTATAGGATTCTTGTACTGTAGACTCAGCGAAAAATGCCATTTATATCATCCTTAGATTGATAAAAATAAAGAGGAGATTTCTCTCCTCTTTAGTGATTAGATATTGAAATAAGATTCGAAATCATTGTTACTGAATATAGTAGATTCATTGTATTTAGGATTTGGTTTTGCTGTCAAGATAGCACGGCAAATAGAGCGTGCATCAGATTTAGCACCTTTAATCTCACTAATCGTTTGGCTATTAAGCCATGTAAATAAATTAGCTAACTTACTAGATGCAGATTTACAAGCATTCAAAACTTGGGTATTAGTAGTTTTAAAATGAACATCTGTAAATTTTATATTTTTAATATCATCAGTAATGGCTTTACTAGCTTTATCTGCTGCTTTAGATGCTTTATCCATTGACTTTTTAATTTTAGAAGCATCTAATAAAAGAGTTTGTTTAATTTTATCAAAATTACTTCTAATCCAGTTAGCATCTACATCTTTAGAATTATCTACATCTTTCAAACTTTCTTTTTGCTCTTCAATTTCATCAGATAATTTTTCAAGTGCATCATCTAAAGATTTACTATTTGAATCTGCTGTGAATTTCTTAGCAGCTTTAATATCATTTAATGTTTTATTTACCTTATTAGTATAGTCATCAATACTGTTAAAGTTAATTAATTCATCAATTGTTTCAATTGTCTTAGCATGTTTATAAGTCTTATCAAAATCTTTGTTTAAATATACAAGATTGTCATCAAGTTTTTTCTTATATTTATCTAAGAAAGCTTTATCACCACGCACATAGGATTCAATCCATGCAACAAATTTACCCCATACATTCTTAACCCAATTTTTAACAAAAGTCCAGATTTTTTCGATCTTGTATTTAATAGTATCCATCATGCCTTCAGTATATACTACTTCAGCACCTTCACGAACTTGTGCTAGTTCATATTTACCAATACCAGTCATGATAGCGTTATCCATTTCTTGGATAGTTGTACATGCTTCCATAGCAAGCATGTCAAAGTCTGTATAATCATTTACTACAATACCAAGATCTTGATAAGATTCTTGTACTGTAGACTCAGCGAAAAATGCCATAATTATTATTCCTCCAGTTTATAAAAATAAAGAGGAGATTTCTCTCCTCTTTAGTAATTAAATTTTAAAATAGGATTCGAAATCATTGTTACTGAATATAGTAGATTCATTATATTTAGGATTAGGTTTAGCTGTTAAGATAGCACGACACATAGCACGAGCATCGGATTTAGCACCTTTAATACATTTGATTTTGAAGGAAGTTTTCCAAGTAAATAAATTAGAGTATTTACTTGCAGAAGCTTTTAAATAGTTTACATAAGCGTTTTGATTAGATTTTTGAGGCTGATCTAATTTTTTAGCAGCATCAGATGCACTTTTAATATTTAATTTTGATCCCTTTTCAACTTCTTTAAAATCTTTATCTTGGGCACGTTTATATTTGGATGTATCTTCTTTAACCATATCCAAGATTTTACTAAAATGGGTACGAATCCAATTAGCATTCACATCAACTTCAAATTCAGCATCTTTGAAATCATCTTTGATTTTATCGATTTCATCATCCATTTTTTCTAAAGCTTCGGAAGCTTTTTCAGAAGTTTCATCTCCAGCACTATATACTGCAAGATAACTAGTAACTAAATTTGAAGCTTTATTATCTAATTCAGTAAATGCTTTATCAGTACCTTCTTCGATAATCTTAGCATATTTATAAGTTTTATCAAAGTCTTTATCTAGATAAACAAGATTTTCATCTAGTTTCTTTTTATACTTGCTTAAGAATGCTTTATCACCACGTACATAGCTTTCTAACCATGCAATAAACTTAGTCCAAACATTCTTAACCCAATTCTTAACAAAAGTCCAGATCTTTTCAATCTTAGCTTTAATAGAATCCATCATGCCTTCAGTGTATACTACTTCAGCACCTTCACGAACTTGTGTTAATTCGTATTTACCGATACCTTGCATGATAGCATTATCCATTTCTTGGATAGTTGTGCATGCTTCTAATGCAAGCATATCGAAATCTGTATAATCGTTTACTACAATACCAAGATCTTGATAAGATTCTTCATATGTAGACTCAGCGAAAAATGCCATAATTATTATTCCTCCAGTTTATAAAAATAAAGAGGAGAGAGATATTGAATCTCTCTCCTCAAAATTTTTACTAATTTTTAATTAGATATTGAAGTATGCTTCGAAGTCATTATGATCGAAAGCAGATTCATTATATTTAGGATTAGGTTTAGCTGTTAAGATAGCACGACACATAGAACGTGCATCAGATTTAGCACCTTTAATACATTTGATTTTGAAGGAAGTTTTCCAAGTAAATAAATTAGATACCTTAGCTGCAAAAGATTTCAAGTAATTTACATAAGCGTTTTGATTAGATTTTGCAGGCTGCTCCAAATCTTTAGCAGCATCAGATGCACTTTTAATATTTAATTTTGATGCACTTTCAAGAGATTTAAAATCTTTATCTTGTGCACGTTTATATTTAGAAGTATCTTCTTTAACCATATCCAAGATATTGTTAAAATGAGAACGAATCCATGTAGCATCCACATCAACTTCAAATTCAGCATCTTTGAAATTATCTTTGATTTCATCGATTTCATCATCCATTTTTTCTAAAGCTTCGGAAACTTTTTTAGAAGTTTCATCGCTAACATTTCTCAATGCAGGATCAGATGTAGTTAAACTATTAGCTTTATTATCTAATTCAGTAAATGCTTTATCAGTACCTTCTTCGATAATCTTAGCATATTTATAAGTTTTATCAAAGTCTTTATCCAAGTATACAAGATTTTCATCTAGTTTCTTTTTGTACTTGGACAAGAAAGCTTTATCACCACGTACATAGCTTTCTAACCATGCGATGAATTTATTCCAAACATTCTTAACCCAGTTTTTAATAAAGTTCCAGATTTTTTCAATCTTAGCTTTAATAGAATCCATCATGCCTTCAGTGTATACCACTTCAGCACCTTCACGAATAGTAGCTAATTCATATTTACCGATACCTTGCATGATAGCATTATCCATTTCTTGGACTGTATCGCATGCTTCTAATGCAAGTGCATCGAAATCTGTATAATCATCAACTACAATACCAAGATCTTGATAAGATTCTTCATATGTAGACTCAGCGAAAAATGCCATATCTTATTTACCTCCTATTAAGCCATCAAAGCATCAGCTTCTACTGCAAGAAGATCAGTATCGAAAGCACCTTCAGTTTTAGGGCTATATGCAACAGCTTTAGCAAATATACGACGAGCTTGAGAAGCAGTTTTTTTAGCAACTGCTAATTTAGCTTCTAAAATAGTTACATTAGCTTTAGAATGAGCATTAGCAATAATAGCGATATTTTCTGTACCTTTATGATCTTTTTGAAGTTCGCTAATAGTTTTAGCTAATTTCTTTTCAGCTTTATTGTATTCTTTTTGAGCATCTTTAACAGCTTTAGAACTGCTTAATTCATTTTCAATTGTAGAAGCAATAGAAGTATATTTAACTTCATCTTCATCTTTAAAAGATTTTTCCATAATTTCTTTTTTAGCTTCAGAATGAGAAGAAGCAGTAATACCTTCATAGCAAGCTTCAATAACATCAGATGCATCAGAATCTTTAAATTTATTATCAGCAAGTAATGTAGAGAATTCTGGTGTTTTTACATCAAGAGTTTCTGGAGCTTCATATTTAACTTCCAATTTAGAAAGATCTTTGGAATCCAAAGATTTTTTGAATTTGTTGTAGAATGCTTTATTGTCACTCATCAAACGAGCAGCAATTTTTGCATACCAACCATTAAAGAAAGCTTTGATTTTAGCCCAAACTTTTTTAACAAAGTTTACAACTTTAGTTTTAACAGATTCCCAAGATGCTTCTTGGAAAGCTCCTACATCAGCACCTTCTTGAACAAGTGCGTATTCTTTCATATCAGAGCGTACACATTCGCCGAAAATTTCAGCTTCAAATTGAGTACATTCTAAAGCAATAAGCCCAAGACCTGCTTCGCATTCGTATTTAGCGGAGTTTTCAAGGGTTACGTTGATATCTTCAGTATCATGACCACCGAAAAATGCCATAATTATTATCCTCCTTAAAAAGTTATACTTAATAGTATAAAAGGTTTTAATTAATTTTTAACCCAAAATAGGTTAGATTTATTAAATTGTTACACGTATAGAGTTAGAGACTAATATAAATTAAGCTATTATGATATTAATATCTAATGCATTATTCTCTGTACCAATAGTGTTGATATTTAAGAACTCAGGAATTCTACCAACGATAGATTCATCTTTACGATAAATGTGTTGATATCCTGGACCATAACCATTAAAGTCTAAGAACTCAAAGTAGGTTACATTCTCTGCATACTTTTGAGTTATAAATGTAATGATGTTAGGAATATGGATATCAGAGATTCTAGATTTATCTTCAATATACTTTCTAATATCATTCTTAATATACTCAGTTAAGTATTTATCAGTAGTAGTTAAGAACTTGACTTTGAAAGTCATAGATAGATTAACTCTATTTAATGGTACTCCATCATTTACATAGAATAGTTTAGATGGACCATACGTATTAAAGAACTTGATGTCTATACCGAAGCTATCTTCTAGCACATCTAGACATTCAAGAATATGAATACGTTTCTTTTCAAGATTATTAATGAAGTCTTGAATTCGTTCTTCTGTATTTACATAGTCATATGATATAACTGGTACACGATCTATAATATAAGAGATTTGACCATTGTCTTGTTTTCTAATCTTAATATGAGATTCAATCAAATCAGAGTAGTTATACAAGAAGTCAATACCATATTTGACAGTATACTCATTAGTTAAGCTATATCCTTCAAGGAAGTCAGCTGTAAAGATTTGATCAGTTTTATGAAGACCAGCATTATATCCGAATACATCTTTAGCAAATACAAATATTTTCATATCCATATTATTAGCCATATATCCAGGACTCAATCTAGTTGCATTACCAACTTCATAGACATTATTGATCTTAAGCTTGATATTCTTATCAATCTTATTATCCGTATTAAGCTTGAACTTATAGTCCATAATGAATGTATTTTGATCGTAGTTTACAAATTCAGCCTCAGCCCATCTGTAAGGAACTTGATACTTTTCATCTGTATAGAATACAGCCAAGACTTTAACATCTACACCAGTAATCTTCTCTGGGTCATATGGATCATCTCTATGAACTAAACCAATGTCAGATTGGATATTCTGCATAATAGAGATATCCCCTACATAGGTATCACGTTCACTTAGATAATGACGATACCAGTTCATTTTATTAGCCACAAACTGTACTTTAGAGTCTTGATTTACATAAGTAAATTC